GTACCCGAATAAGCTCCTGAGGCCACGCTCAATGTCGTAGAACCTAAATCACCTGAAAGACTGATCGTCCCGCCGTTACCAACGATATTTTCAGAAAAACTAATCGTAAAGCTAGATACGGCAGTAAAGCTGCTCGGGGTAGCGGTAACTGTGGCAGCCGCTTTTGAACTTGGTCTGTTGTTTCTTCTACGCTGAGCCCCCTCGTATTCACGGCCAGCTAGACCCGGGTGAGCCGAAGTGTTTTGAGAGGGGCGGCCCGCCAAGTAACCACCCTGAGAGTTGTTAATCGATGCCATTTTAGATAAGTTCCACTGTCAATACATCTTTGTTGCTGCAAAGCTGTCCGGCTTTGGTCGCTTTAAGTTCCAGCTCGTGTCTTCCCGTTCCGTTCAGCCTTACTTGGTCATGCTCGACAGTAAGCTCAACCCCATTATCTGTGACCACTAACTCGTCGTACGACCCGTAGGCATTAATTAGTACATCTCCCGTAGCGTTGAAGTGATCTTCCACACGTGAGAAGAACGCTACGCAACTGTATTGAGCCTCCAGCGTGGCGCTAAGAAACTCGGGCATGACCGCTACCTTGTGCGCTTCAAACAACCCTTCATCGCGTATTTGAAGATCTTCTCCTTCAACGTGATAGCCGTGACTAAGATCAGACTCAAAATGCTGCTTTAGCCACTCGTGAAAGGGGTCGTTCAACGCTCTTACTCCGGGAACAATGCCAAGCAGAGTAAGAGATGGCAACCTCAGATAGAACGGGTTCTGGTTGTCTAACCCAATTGCGTTCAAGTAGGCTACAAACTGATCGACTGCAGCAGTACTAAGTCCTAGTGCCTCAAGTTGTCCCTTACGAGCTACGGCTACAGCTCTGAGCTCTTTAATTACCTCGTTATTCTCTAGACCTTTCTGTAACCAGAGACTGGCTCGTTCCTCTTCTGACAGCTCAATTACCCGGTAGCTTTCTAGCTCAGAATCCCACTGCAGTTTCTCTGCCCCAAGCTCGAAAGGAGGTGGAGTGAATGGCCCAGTCCAGCCAGCTTCCGCAAGCTCTTCAGTGCTGAGCTCACCCTCAGAGAGATAGTGCGTTCTACCCCCGGGGAATTTGATTCTATTAGGCAGCTCGGTAGGCTCCGCGCCTTGAAATGAGTACAACATCAACTTACAACGAGCCTGAACCTAATGTACCAACTTCCCTGTAATAAATACGAAGCGTACCGGACGTTGTGGTGTCGCTTACGCTGTAATAGCTGCTAAAGCAGTTTTCCTGATACCACAATGAAGGAGATACATACCAATACTTTCTTGTGTTTCCGCAGTGATCTCCGCACCCAGCGCTTGTACCTGGATCTGAATGATACCCCCTCCAAAATGCGAAATAACCGCTGTTCCAGCTATTACTGCCCGATACCCCATGAACAACATTGGTTGAACTTGAACAGCTGCTGTTAGTGCTGTTGTTGTAGCCCTGCCAATAACCATTGTTGCTATTGGCAAACCAGCCAAAGTCGAAATGTGAAGATGAAACCCCGGAAATGTGTGAAACGTTTCTATTGCCGGCGCCAGGGTCGCCTTCCATCAAGCCGCGAAAGCGATACTTAATATTGCCTGCTGTTTGCTCAATTAAATAGTCAAGCCTTCCTCCACTGCTGTGGCTATCAGCTCGGCTTTTCCTATGAGTGGCTGCGCTGTAGTGCGACGTGTCAGTATTAAATGAGGCTAGGTTGTAATCAGCGATTGTCTGACTTGGCATGTTATTTCTCCATGCCCCAGGCATGTTGTACCACCGGGTCCAGCCACCGCCGTCAGTACTCATGTCACAGTACAGCTGCCTAGCGTTTGTACCGTCTACGTTTTTGATCCAGTAGTTGCCACTCGTGGTCGTTCCCGTGACCTGCTGAATAGCCTTGGCAGAAGTTGCAGCGCTACCAGCTGCGCCTCCATAGGCAGCCGTTGTGCAGGCGACCGTAAACCCTGTGAGGTTAGGGAACCCGTCTGTGCTTTTGACAGCCTGCGCAGGGACGGTCAGCGTAAGTGCGGTACCAGCTGACAGGGAGCTTGTTGCAGTTCCCAGGACAGTCAACGTCAGAGAATTGTTTGAGATTGACCAGTTGGTACCTGACGTGGCTCCATTGGTCATCACCCAGGACGCAATCAGACTGCTATCGCTATCCCGTCGCAGTGTGATCGTCGTTCCGGCATTGCCTACGACATTTGCTGACCATGTCAGGGCAAAAAGAACTGTATCGCGACCGCCAGTCAGCGACATCGTGCCCGAGCTATACGTTGACGTCAGCTCCGCAGTTCCCGCCCAGTTACCAGATCTTTTTCTCTCTTCTCGGTACCTAGCACTATGCACGCCAGGTGTGGCCGAGGCATTCTGAGTGGGAGCGGCGCCTACGTACCCACCCGAACTATCGTGTTTTTCTGCCATGTTTCACCTATCAGGTGATATCCAAGTAAGAGACCACAAAGTCGAGAAAACCGCTTGCGTTATTAGAGATGGCTCGCAGCTTATCTCCAGTGGTCAGCACGAGCTTTGACGAGACCAGTTCCAGGGCGGAGTCTGCCGGGATCGGAATCGTGTGAGCAAGCTCGGCCAGCGAGGTGTTCGAGCTGTTCGTAATTTTCAGCGTACAGTCGACAGAACTTGTCGTGTCAATGGTGTTACAGGCCAACACCGACAGCACAATTCGGGTCGTAGCCGCTGGTACAGCCGCCAAGACATCAGTCTCGGTGGTGTTGCTCAGCCTGGCCTTAGCGTTTGCGAAAGTTTCAGCCATATCGGCCTGTTTTGAACTACAAGAAGTCTCTCAGTTAATTATACCGACTTAGCCCAGAGCCATTAGGAGGCCAACAGAGACCGATGCGGCCTGCGTAGATGCACTAATAGTCACATCTACCTCTTCATTTGCTGCATCGTCGGCAACAGCGATGGTTACGTTGGTGCCAGGAATGAACCGAATCGCTCTCCGGGTACCAGTGGCTCCACTGTCGGTGTTGAACCGGACAGCTACCCGAGCATTGGTGTCGGCAGTGCTGGGCAGTGACAGACGAGCTGAATTGATTGTGGCGGACGTCGCCGCATTCACCAAGGCAACAAGCTGATCAGCGCTCAGATCAGAAACATTGCCTGTACCAGCCCCGGCTGCGCGGCCTTTCAGCGTGGCTTCACTAACCTGCTCAAGTTTGTCGTTGCTAATTGAATTAGTACCGATTACAGAGGTCCCGAAGACACTAAACGTTATGTCCGAGGCATCAATGGTAATGTTTCGCGTAGTTTGTACATACGCTTTGCCAGCACTGACGGAGCCAGCCTCCACAAACGTAAAGGTGCCAGCGCCAACCTCGGCACTCTGGTTAAAGTCCTCAGCTCTGGTCAGTACAAAGGGGGCTGAAGCGCTGCCTATAGTCGTTACGGTGTAAATACCGTTTTGCGATTTAGTCGTCTGATCTTTGATCAGTACTCGGTTGTGTACAGAAAGGGAGACTCCATCCAACGTGAGGGCACCGTTGGAGTTGCCGGTCAGAGTTTGACCGCTTCCGTTGTAGGTGGCTGCCAAGTTTGCTGTGGAGGCAGCTACACAGGAATCTTTGATATCCAGACCTGTCGTCTGCGCGTCGACGTAAGCTTTGGTCGCTACGTCGTTCGAGCTGACAGGGGTGCCCGCGTTGCTAAGCCGGGCGCCATTCAGGTTGCGTGTACCACTGATGCCGTCAAGAATATTATTTGGGTTAGCACCCAGCGCAATGTCTGATCCGTCAGTAGCAACGGTGATGTAGTTGGTACTCGTTGCTTTGATACCCCGAAGCTCGGCTCGATACGAGCCCGAAACCAGGGTGGCAGACTGAAAAACAAGGTTTTCACCAGCTGCACCAACACCTGCGATGTTATTCAGACCTGCCAAGGCCCGCAGAGCCGCGTCAGCAGTATTTGCGCCTGTACCACCCTGACTGACCGACAGGGGTGTAGTCAGACCGCTCAGACTGGTGATGTCGCTATTGGCTCCACTTTTGGCCGCACCCAGGTTGTTCCGCGCCGTCGATGAGGTGCTGGCCCCAGTACCCCCCACTGATACGCCCAATGGGGTGGTGGTGTTCAGGTCATTAATGTTGATGTTTCCCGGATCAACATCCAGCGTGATTGCTTGGTTGGAATCCGAATAACTTGCCGTGAGTTTCGAACTACCCAGCTTTAGGGGGCGAAGTTCGAGTGTTTTGGTTCCGTCTGTCTCCGTCGTAACAGAAGACAAGAATTCGTATCTCGTACCTGTGACGGTATTGTTTTCTGCGTTTACAACACCTGTGTTGGCAACTGTAATATCAACACGATTGTTGGTCGTATTATCTGCAACAGTTACGTTGACACCAACACCGTCAATGAAATTGGCTTCTTGACGAGTTCCCTTAAGCGCTCCCCCTTCCGAATACCTAGCCCGTTGTGTGGAGGTGTCGTTTACGACGTGTGCGCTTAACGTGCCTGCAACATCGTCGTAGGTAACGGTTACCGTGCTAGGGGTAGCAGGGTCATTAATAAACTGTGAGCCAACAATGTCCTGAATTGCTTCTTGGACATTGCCCCACGTAATTTTCTTCGCTTCTGTACTGGTCGCACTGATCCTGTCAATAATCAGCAGAAGATCGTCAGCTGCCGGCGTGGTTAGCGCAGCAAGATCAGTAATGTTCCTGGTTGTGGGCATTAGGTGGCACCTCTTACCTTGACTTCCTTAACTAAGGGCGCCGTACTTGAGGCGGATTGTTCGCGACACCAGTAGAACAGGCGCAGGGGGCTTTGTTGATTCGTATTTGTAAATACGGCTATGGTATTGGCCCCTTTTCTCAGGGAGACAGCACCGGTAGCCCCGCTCCTGGTGAGAGTAAAGATCTCATCGGAGGCTACAGTAATTGTACCCGAGCCTGCTGCCTGAATATCGATCTCAGTGCCTGCAATTGCATCGGCATAACTTACAGCAACTTTAATGCTGTTAGTGCTGCTGTTTATGGC